ATCATTGTTTCTCCAATTCGTAGGGTGGGCTCCATGAGTCGCCCGTGGCTGTCCTAAAGGACATACGGCCGGCTAGGTATTGCGCCTCGGATCCGCCGTTCATAAAGATCTGCACAAGTACTTCTTGGCCGTTGTCAAGAACTGTCTTGAGCACCAGATAGTCGAAGATTTGTGGATCGGTCATAGAATGGCCTTTCGTCGGTATTCCGACCTTAGCCAACACTTGCCTAGTAAGGGTGGATTTCCCCGAATGCCTTTAGGAATGCGGCTTTGACGAAGATTGGGGAGTCTGCCGCTTGTGGTGTGATCTCGATGTGGAACCAGTCTCCGCCGGGTGCGCCTGAAACGGTTGGTTTGCTGTATTTGCTCCACGCTTGACGATCGCATTTCCACGCGCGGCCGAACGGCTGAGGGAAGTAGTCAATCACGATCTCGATTCCTAGGTCGTTTGCGTTGGCAATAAGTTTCTCTACGGCTTCTAGCGCGTCTTTGCGGTTGGCAAGTTTCTTGCTGGCGCTTGGACGATACGAAAGATCGACGGCGCGGCCCGTGGCATGAACCGACAGCGATTCCTTCCCGCGCATATTTCTGACCGTGTACGAGCCGTTATCCCAGAGGGCGCCTTGAGCAAGCCAAATGACTTCTTTGATAAATGCGTCCATGCCGGCACGTCGTTTAGGTGATGCGCCGTCCTTGTTGCCCGTGTACGGCCTAGCGCCGACGATCGGGAGCGGTTGGGCTTTAGGCTTCGGGGTTTTTGCCGATGCCATAAGCCTTGTTCTTTGGGTTGACGTAGCCGATGAATAGTGGTGCTACTGCTGCGATGGCTGCACCAAGTAGATCATTTGGATCGGTGTTGCCTGACATGTAGAGCGCGACTGCTGCTGCAATGGCGCTGTTGATGTAGGTAGAGATCATTGCTTTATCGCTGGGTTTCATCTGTTGTTCCTGTCTGTTTTGTTTTTTTCATTCCGTTAGATGCCAGTAGGCCGCCGAGTGATCCGGTTAGAAATACGACAACGGTCGAGAGTAGGTCGATAAAGGCAGCGTCGTTGGGGGCTTGCTCAAGTGGCTGATTGACAAACAGTAGGCCGTAAACGAAGCCGAGCACGATGGCTGCAAAACTAATTGACATGGTCACGCCAACGATCAGGATTAGTCGTGCGTGTTTATCCTCTGGCGACATCGCAAGCCGTCCTCGTAAAGCACCTGTTCGGCTCGATGTTAACTCGTGTGCTGCTGCATCCATTTAATACCGCCGCTACGACTGCAACCATGAAAGCGAGTGCAGCATATTTAGCCCACGGACGGGACATAATTAACTTGCTTTTGGATAAACGCTTCGTACTCAGCGGGGGTCATAGGGCGCACAACGTCGTCGACTTGTATATGCACTTCGTCGTGCGGGTATAGCGCGACTGCTTCTTCGTATGTCATGTTATGCCTTAACTGTTTGCGTATCCGTAAACACGGATAACGCCACCTGTTAATGTGCCCGACGACGGAATAACTGTAAAGGCTGTGTAAGCGGTGGTGTCGTTTAGAAATCCGCCGTAAGGCCCTGAACTACTTGCTGTGTTTGGGTCTGCATATGTGCCAGCAATAAAAGTATTTTTTGCTAAATTAGGTGCAAGTAAATCTAAGGTCATGCTTAAACCGTTTGTGTTTGACGCGCCTGCTCGCGAGAAGTTTGCAGCGTTGTTGTCTGCAATCAAGTTGGCTGCTCCTGTTGAATAAGTAATACGCGAATACCCTGCGTAATATCCCGTGGTCGTCGCGCCAAGTTGTAAAGCCAAATTGGCATTTGCGCTAGCAGCGCCGCCGCTTATCGTAATTTTGTAGTTGTCATAAGTGCTACTAAACACGCCAGTAACAGCAACACTAGAAACAGCAGCGCCAATAGTTTGCGCGGCAATAAGGACAAGGCCCGGGGTAACGCCTACCGATACCCAATTAGCGCCATCATAAACAAGCGTTTGATTAGTGCTTTCCAAATACGCGTACTGGCCCTCGGCCAAAACCTTTTCGCCTGTGCCACCAAAAGCCGCGTCACGCTCGGTAGTCCCTGCAAAAACGGGGATGCCAGAGTTTGTAATGTTTAAGTCTGCCGCTGTCAGGACTTCGCCTGCCACGTAGACGGGGACTGTAGTAACTGCGTTTGCTCCCATAAGTGCTCCTTATCCTAAGACATTTTCGGTGTCGATTGTGCCATACACCAGATCGTCAAGGATGAGTTCGTAGACGAGCGTCGTTGGGCTTGTGAATAGCGTTATTCGGTGGCCGTCGCTGAGGGTGATCTGATGCTGGATGCCTTCAATGGCGAGTTCTTGCGCTAATTGTGTTGTGGTGTTGCCAGTATCAAACGACTTTTCAATGCTGATGGTGTCACCGATTTCAAGGACGGCCACGGTGTCGCGTTGGGCGTCAGTAAGCATTAGGAACGCGGTAGAGACGTTTGTGTATCTTGGCTCGGGTTCGCCTACAAGTAGGTAGTTGGCAAGTTCTAGCGCGGCCGTGTTGTTATGAACTAGGGCATCGGAGATCGAGTTCGTTTGGATGAAGTAGGTCGCTTGAGATGCCAGATCTTCGGCGATTTCTGGGTTGCTTGCGCCGGCATGGGTGACGGATGCGCGGTTGACGACTTGGTTTGCTTCAAATGAGATGCCTACTTGATCCATTGGGATATTAGTTCCGTCATCGTGGAATGCGGCTACGGGTGCGGAGAGTGTCGTTCCGATCCGATCTTGAAAAGTAAACGTCCCGTCCCGTGCTACGAAGATTCTGCCCTGCACGGATTCGTTGATCTTTGCCATGTATGCGGCGACCGATGTCCCATTGGGAACGGTGTAGGCAGACGCCCCTCCTAGAAGGACGCTTGATGTCTCGATGTTGCGTTCGCCCGGCAACTGGAATGCGTTAACTTCTGGTAGGTCTAGGACGGCTTCTACGCGTACGTTGGCAAGTTCTTCGGAGACGTTGTATTCGGCCATGTAAGTCTGCGAAAGGACATAGAAACGGTCGGCGCAAGCGACGTTGACTTCATCCAAACCTCCGAGGTTGAAGTCGTAGGTGTAGTCAACGATATAACCGTTGAAGAGTTCTTCGCCTTCGCGCGTGAGGATGACGTTCCGCATTGGGGCTAGTCCCGGCTGTGCGTTCGCGGTGTCAAAGAACGGCGAGTCTTGGTTAAACGGATTAAAGACTCCGCCTGCGTAGCCGTCTAGGAGATTGAAAGTCATTGAGCCGGCGGTAAATTGGTCGCCGATGTCGCGTCGTCCGCGTGTGACTGTGATGTTTGTGGAGCCCTCGATCACGGATGCATATTGCGTCGTTCCGTTTAAGACGTATTCGGTGTTATTGAGGACGCCTTTTGTTGTGTCGTCTAAGACGAATGCGTTGACTAAGAAGCCTGTGTCAATGAGGAGATCGTAGGATCCCGATTGAACAATTGTGGCGGCCATTACGCGACTTGGATTTGTGCTGGGCCGTCTACACGGTTCATTGCTTTAATGGCGTTAACGACGGCGCGGCCGATGTCTGCAGACGTTGAGATGCCGCCCGTGATGTTGACGGTGATGTTCTGTCCGCCTTGGTTCTTCATGCGGTCTAATGGGATGACGGCTTCTGGCCCTTTCTCGCCCACAATTGCCAAAGTTGGCGCCGTCACGATGCCTCCCGTGGCCATCATGCGGATTCCACGAATGCCACCAGTAGCCGCTTCTTGCGCCTGACCGATACGGCCAAGGGATATCTCATTTAATGTCCCTACGTTGTCGACAAACGGGATGGCGTTGTATGCCTTAATTAGCACGTTGATTGCTTTAATCCACATGTTCGCCATGTTTTCAAATGCGCCAATAATGAAGTTAATGACTCCGTTGATGCCATCGCGAAACCATTCAAACTTCTTGTAAGCGGCGACAAGCGCCACAACCATAACGGCGATGCCGGCTGCAATAGCGGAGAACGGGTTGAGCGCCATTGCGAAGTTGACGGCCATGATTGAGACGGCAATAGCGCCGATTGTGCCGGCAATGGCCAAGAAGACTCCGGGGTTTTCTTGGGCCCAGTCTGCGAACTTTTGAATTACTGGAAGGACGGCTTCGAAGGCTGGAAGAAGTGCGGCTCCGACTGACTCTTTTGTTTCGTCTAAAGAGTTTTTAAGGATCTTCATGCGCCCTGCGGCAGTCTCGGCGGCTGCGGCCGTGGCTCCTCCGAAGGTTCCGCCAAGAACATTCATGACGTCGTCAAGGCTTGCGCCGTCTTTGATCATGGCTTTGATCTCTGGGGAAAGTTGTCCGAGGGCTTTGAAGTTGCCTCCGTACGCTTTGGCAAGAGCATCGGAGACGGTTGCTAGATCCTTCCCAGAGCCTTGTGCGATGTCCTGAGCGAGCGCAAGAGCGGTGTTGGCTGTAGTGATGTCCTTGGTGCCTACAAGAAGCGCTTGGAAGGCTGGGCGAAGTTCGGAGTCTGCCGTGCCAGACGCCCTCGACATTGCGGCAATGACCTTCTCTTGAGAGGCAACTTGTGCGTCGGTTGCTCCCGTGACGTTCTGCATAACGAGCGCTAGGTTCGCTTGTTCGGCTGCGTCCTCCATAGCGGCTTGAGTTGCTCCTACAAGCGCTACGCCTAAGCCGGCAACGGCGGCGGCCGCTGGGAGTGCTGCCTTCTTGATTGCGAAGTTGGCTTTTTCGCCAAAGGTTTCTAGTTGCTTAAATTGGGCGATCGCTTTTCTGGCGCCCTTGGGATCGTATTCGCTAATGATTGGGAGGATGACGGCCATGGGTTTACCTTGCGCTTAGATCGCGACTCAAGGCTTCTCCGACGCGGTCGACGATTCGCGCCATCTCTACTTCAAGTTCGCTTTTGTTTGCTTCGTACTGTTTCCACACTACTCGCGACGGGTCGCCGTACTTGGCTGTTAGTGCGGCGCCCATTTGATTACTTTTGGAAAAGTCGAAGAACGCGGCTGCGGCTCCGAGCCATTTAACGGCGAAGGTCGAGAGATTTACTTTGCCGCCGAAGACTTCTTTGGGCGCTTTGGTGTTGATGTATGCCTTGACGGAATGATCGGTCGGCCATGGGAAAACTTGGTATTGGCCGCGTAGGTTCCATTGGCGCTGCCATCCTGAGAGCGGATAGTTCAACGGGATGGCCGATTGAATGTCCGAGACGAGCCCAGCGGTCACGCGCTTGTAGTCCTTAGTGATGTCACGGCGAAGGACTTTGTCGATCTTGTTGAGATCCTTAAGCGCTTGACCAAGGCCGAACACTTCTATCCGTGCTTCAATGCCGCCGGCTGAGTCTCTCATTTGCGTCCTTTTTTGCTTTGGTCATTAAGGACTCTAATGATTGTTTGAAGGTCGCGCGCGTCAAATGAATCCGCATAGAACGTCGGAGCCCATCCCGTCGCGACTACCAGTTCGGCTAATTGCCGGCGGTAGCCGCGTCCGTAGGGTTTGGATCGGTTGCGTCCTCCGCTGCGATCTCGACGTCTGGGTTGTCCTTCAACCATTCGCGCCAAGTTGCTGGAAGTTTCTCGCCCTTAATGACGAGCAACGTGTGTACCCAACACGCAAGATCGGATGCACCTATTCCGCGACCGTCCGATACTCGGCGATTTTCTAGGCGTTCCCATTCGGCAATGACAAAGAGGTTTGTTGATAATTGTTCTTTGACTTCTCCGCGCGTGAGGCTGAGTTTGATTTTCATGGTTCTCCTTGTGTCGGGCCGAGGACGGCCGTGATTATGGGTTTGTTGTATCGGCTGAGTAAACCCCGCCCATCAGAACTATGTCTATGGACTGAAGTTCTCCAAGGGATGCCGAAATCACAGGAAGGCTTTCGAGAAAACAATTTGTTAACGTGAAACCAGGATTCGTAGCCGAGTCGACTGCCGAAGTTGGTTTGACGATGACGGTTGTCTTGGTGCCGACTAATGGTGCAAGTGTTGCGTAAGTGGCGTTGGCTGCGTATGAAAGAAAAAGAGTTAATGTGCATTCGTTGTCTTCGAGGCCAGCCGTAAATGTGTTTGCTGTATCGCCGAAAACGGTGTCGTTTAGCGCGGTCACGGTACGGGTCAAAGTGGCGCTTGTGCACCATCCGGTGAGCGCCGTGGATCCGACGGTAACGACTGGATTTGAGAGGATAGTTGAGGTTGCCATGATTGCTCCTTGAGTTGTGGTTTTAGTTTGACATAGATTCGGGCGCTAGGTGTGGATTACGCCGTTTGGACTTCGGTTGCGACAGTAAGTTCGTATGCCGGCAG